GTCAACAGTTTTATGATGAGGCTATAGCAGAAATTGAAATACTTGATCAAGAGCTATTGACAAAATACTCAGAACCTGTTGATTTTTTCACAGGCTAGACTTCTTAGTCGGTTAACTTTTATAAATAGTTCATAATAACCAATTAGGGATGTATTATGAACTATAAGAAGATGTACGATAATCTTATTAAATTTAGACAAGACAAAAAATTACCAAGTGATGTGTATACAGAAAAACATCACATATTACCTAGATGTATGGGTGGTGACGACACAAAAGAAAACTTGGTGAGACTTACACCAGAAGAACATTTCTTTTGTCATAAGCTGTTATGTGAGATTCATCCAGAAGTAGCAGGTTTGAGGTTTGCTTTAATATCACTTACTTGGGGTGATAAAAGAGCTAATAATAAATTAGTTGGTCATTTTAGAAGGTTACATGCAAAAACAGTTGGTGAATCTTCTAAGGAAAGATGGAAAGACCCTGAATACAGAGATTTTATAATGAGCTTTAGTATTGGTAGGGTTTGGTCTGATGATGTTAAAGAAAAAATAAGAAAGTCTATTTTAGAATATTATGCATCTGACGAGTGTGATTTTTCAGAAATATCAGAAACTATGAAAGAAAAACATAAAAGTGGTTTTTTTGATGAATCTTACAAGAAAATAAGCGAAGCAAATAAAGGAAGAAAAAAACCAGATGATTTTGGTGCCAGAATAAGCAAAGCTAGAATGGGTATGAAATTTTCTGATGAACACAAAGAAAATATAAGAAAAAATAGAAGAGGTGTTGGTTGTGGTGAAAGAAATGCAATGAACAATCCTTTAACTAGAGATTTAGTTAGTCAGTCTAAAATAGGAAGAAGAAAAGTTATTCTCAAAAGTGGAAAATTTATAATGGTCAAAAAAGAAGATTTATATAAATATACACTTGTAGATGGCAAATATTATGAGTAAATTATGTTAGACAATACAGAACAAACAACACTTGATATAAAAAAGAGAAAATTCAGAAGAAACGCGGCTATTACGTCTTTTGTTTTTCTTATATTCATATGCCTGTTTTATATGATCGGTAGTTTGTATATGAGCTTAGATCAAGCAAATATTTTAGAACAGTTTAATGCTATCATCATTACTCAGTGCGCTGTGTTTGCTTCTATTATACTTGGTCATCTTGGTTTTGATTATCTGGCAAAAATATAAAAACAAAAATCTAATAAAAATAAACTTATGGGCCTCTTTTGGCCCTTTTTTATATCTGTTATAAATAGAAGTATAAACACCACAAATGTGTGCTACTTATATGATTAATCAATACGTTAGTAATTACAACGAAACAAGCGAACAAGATTTACAAGATGATCTTGTTGTTGAGGCTATCCAGATGAAAGGGGTGGATATGAATTATCTTCCTCGAACACTGGTTGATTATGATTACTTGTTTGGTGAAGACCCTAGTTCTGCTTTTAATGGTTCTTATACCATAGAAATGTACCCTGCTAATGTTGATGGGTTTGGTGGTGGTGGCGACATGATCACCACAATTGGTTTTGAAATCAAAGATACAGCTACATTCCTTGTTAGCAAGTCTCGATTTGCAGAAGAACTTCAACCACAAAGCATTACAAAGCCTATGGTGGGTGATCTTTTATACCTACCCATCACTCGATCATTTCTTGAAATCAAGCATGTAGAGGATGAGAGTCCGTTTTATGAGCTTGGTAAACAATACATCTGGGAAGTTAAGACAGAAACGTTCGAATTCTCTTATGAAAGTTTTGAAACAGGCGATTCAACAATTGATGATCTGATTAACAACGATCTTATGCATTATGATCCTGAAACAGAAACAGAAGAATACGGAAAGAATGATGAAATTCAAACAGAGAGTGATACGTTTGTTGATTTTAACGAAAATGACCCATTTGGGGTAAAATAATATGGCAGCTTTAGACCAACACTTTTATCATAATTCTATTAGAACATACACAGCCGCATTTGGTACGATATTTAACAACATCTATATTGTGAGAAGTGACGGAAAGAAAATTAAAATTCCTTTGTCTTATTCATCCAGACAAAAGTTTGATATTACACAAAAGTATGAAGAAACTAATGCCCACATCAAAGTAAAGTTTCCAAGAATCGGTTTTGTTCTTACTGGTTGGAGTCGTGACCCACAAAGAATCCAAAACAAACATGACTTGATGTATCAACAAATTGACAGAACACAAGTAAACACAGTTAACAAACAGCTTAACAGAGTTCCTTATATTTTCAACTACCAAGTAACTGTAGGGACAAAAAACCTCGACGATATGTTTCAGATAATGGAACAAATCGCGGCGTGGTTTAATCCGTCACTGAATATCAACATCACAGAGAACCCAGATTTGGGAATTGAAACTTCTCTGAATGTTATGATGACAGATTCTAATTTGGCAGATGATTATGAGGGACAAATGGAAGACGAAAAGACATTGATATCTACATTTAATTTTGATGTAGAGGGATTTCTTTACATGCCAACAAGCAACCAAGGTGTCATCCAAACCATCACCCTAAACTATTACGATTTAAACGATCCTGACACAATTTTAGAAAGGGATATCATACCATGAGCAAGCGAGATAAAATCAACAAAGACATTGAAGCCTTTATTGGTATTGAGCATGATGTTGATTCTCATTTAGATGGTCTAGATGACGAAACAATGCCTCGGGAAAGTTTTGATTTGATTCAATACACTCCTGTTACATCCAAAGTGCCTGTAGAAGAGCGTGAGAGTGATGTATACGATGATTACAATTACACTAGGACGGTTCTTAGGGGTTTGATAGAACGTGGTACAAGCGCGTTAGAAGGCTCTCTTATGCTTGCTAAGGAATCAGAGCATCCGAGAGCGTTTGAAGTCTCTAGCACACTGATGAAAAATATTTCAGAAATGAGCAAAGACCTCATGGAGCTACACAAACATCTGGAAAATGAGAAAGGTGCTGTATCTACTCCTAGCACAGTTCATAACACACAAAACAATTTCTACAACGAGAAACAACCAAAGGGTGTCGATGATCTTCTAGATGACCTAGATGACGATGACAAAAAATAATAATGCAAATACATCCATTTAATGTAAGAGAATTTGTAAAAGAAAATAGAACTCTTGTCAAGAAATATATCAGAAAGAATACTTATAGTGTTCAAGTTGATGATATATTTCTTGGCCCTGCTTACTATTATCAAAAAAATGAGCATATTCTTAATAAGAAAGAAAAGCCAGAATACTCATTGATGCAAAAACTTGAATACATTAAGTGTATGAAGAATTGTGCCTATTTTACTAGAAAATATATAAAAATAATATCAATTGATGATGGTGTGATTCCTTTTGATTTGTATGACTTTCAAGAAGAATTACTGGATAAGTATCAAAAAAACAGATTTATAATAACTTTGCAGTCTCGCCAAAGTGGTAAAATGATTGATCTTGATACACCAATTATGACACCAAACGGGTTTGTTAAAAATGGTGATCTTAAAGTTGGTGATAAAATTTACGGTAGAAATGGAAAGACGACTGATATTACGTTCATAAGTGAACAACGTAATGATATGAATCAATATGAGCTTACTTTTGATAATGGACAAACAATAAAAGCTTGTGGTGAGCATCTATGGGCGTTTAAATCATCAAACAAGAACAAATTTGAATATGTACGCAATACAGAATATATGATTTCTGAATTTGATAATGTTAGAAAAAATAAAAAATCCGGTAGTTTATGGATTGATATTACAAATCCTTTAGAATTTGATCATAAACCTGTTTCGATTGACCCTTATACTTTGGGACTATGGATTGGTGGTGGAGATTCTCAAGGCGGCTCTATTAGTAGTCATCTTGATGATTTTAATTTTTATAAGTCTGTTGTCAATGTTACAAAAGATGATAAATTTACACTAGACAAAAGAACAACACACACTGGTAGATTTAGAGTAGAGGGGTTACACAAAGAACTTAGATTATCAAATTTAACCAATAATAAACACATTCCAGAAAATTACATCTATAATTCTAAAGAAGTGAGATTGGAACTCATTCGTGGGTTAATGGATTCAGATGGACATTGTAGTGAGTATGGTGCTTGTGAGTTTTATCAAAAAGATAAAGCGATTATAGATAAAGTTCGCCTTATACTATCTACACTTGGTATTAAATCAAGAATCAGAGAAAAGTATATTAGTGGTTATGGTGATCCTTATTATACACTATCATTTACTGTACCTGTTGATAAATTTGAGATATTCAAACTCCCAAGAAAATTAGAAAGGCAAGCTAATTGCAAATCACATCCCAAAAACGAAAGAATATATCTATCTTCTTATAAAAAACTAGAAAAAGAAGAAAAGGTTTATATGCAATGTTTGACGGTTGATGATGATGATCATATGTTTGTTTGTGGCGAAACTCTAATACCAACACACAATACACAGACTACTGCGGCATATATTCTTTGGTTTAATACATTCAATGATTCTAAAGATACAGCTATATTAGCAAACCGATTAGCGCAAGCTCAAGAAATTATGGGTAGGGTGCAGATGTCTTACGAAAACCTACCAAACTTTTTAAAGTGTGGTGTTTCTGAATACAATAAACGATCTATGAAGTTTGCAAATTACTCAAAAATATTTTGTGCAACTTCAACTTCATCATCAATTCGGGGAACCTCGATATCACTCTTATATATTGATGAATGCAGTTTTCTTCGTGATGATATGGCATTTTATGAATCAACGTATCCAGTTATTACATCTGGTAAAAATTCACAAGTTATAGTTTCATCAACTCCTAATGGCGCTCGTGGATTGTTTTATAAGCTTTACACAGAATCTGTTGAAGGCATCAATAAATACGTTAACCATAAAGTTACATGGGATATGGTGCCGGGACGTGATCAAGAATGGAAAAAGGAACAGATTGCTAATACATCTCAAGAGCAATTTGATCAGGAATTTAACGTATTGTTTAGGGGGTCTTCTAATTCTCTAATTTCTGGTAATGTACTTGAAAATCTTATCGAGAGAAGCCCTGTAGAAGTTCGTGACGATTTAAAGATATATGAACATCCTATATTACCAGACGATGAGCAAGCGGGGCATATATATGCTATGACCGTTGATGTTAGTCGAGGGTTATCACAAGATTTTAGCGCGTTTATTGTTTTTGATGTAACACAACTTCCTTATAAAGTGGTAGCAACATATAGAAATAACAAAATATCACCAGTGTTATATCCAACCATTATTAACTCTACAGCACAACATTACAACAATGCGATGGTTTTGGTTGAGATAAACGATATTGGTGAACAAGTAGCTTCTATTCTATACAACGAATACGAATATGAAGAACTACTAATGACAAAATCTGATAAGAGTAGACAGATAATTTGGTATGGGAATGATTGTAAGCTTGGTGTTAGAACAACTACTGCGGTTAAGTCTGTTGGTTGTTCTAACATCAAAACTCTGGTTGAGAATGAAAAGATTGAATTGAACGATAAGACGGTCATTGATGAATTTGGTACGTTCGTTCCTAAAGGAAAAAGCTACGAAGCTGATTCTGGTGCCAATGACGATTTTGCAATGTGTTGTGTTCTCTTTGCATGGGCAACAACACAACAATACTTTAAAGATATGACAGATATCAACACTCGTGTTGAACTCTTGAAAGATAAAGAAAACAACGAACAACTAACCCCATTTGGATTTATTGAGCGTGATTTTGATCCGACTGATGGGCAAGGTGAAGACGTTACACAAAATCCATTCGGAATAAAGCAAGGGGAAGTTGACAGAAATGATGTATTTTTTGACGGGTTTTAATTTAAGCCGGTCAAATCATAAATAGAATCAGACACAATAAAACAAACCAATTATGAGGTTTTCAAAAAACTATGACTTCT